CTAATAATCATCTCTGTATTCACGCTGTTCGGCAAGGTTATCAAAGCGTGAGAATTGACCGTTAAATGCTAAACGTACACGACCAATCGGACCGTTACGTTGTTTACCAATAATGATTTCAGCAACACCTTTATCTTCAGAATTATCGTTATACACTTCGTCACGATAAATAAACATAATCAAGTCAGCATCCTGCTCGATAGAGCCTGATTCACGCAAGTCTGAGTTTACCGGACGTTTATCTGCACGTTGTTCCAAAGTACGGTTAAGCTGGGAAAGTGCAATAACCGGGACTTCTAATTCTTTCGCTAATGCTTTTAAAGAACGAGAAATCTCGGCGATCTCTAAGGTACGGTTATCTGAAAATGCGGGTGCGCGCATTAATTGAAGGTAATCCACCATAATCATGCTCAAGCCACCATTTTCGCGATACACACGACGTGCGCGAGAACGCAATTCTGTTGGGGTTAAACCAGATGAGTCATCAATATAAAGATTGTTTTTTTGCTTAAACATCCCAAACACGCTGGCAATTTTGCTCCATTCCGTTTCATCCAGGTTTTGGCCTGTACGAATTTTGGTTTGATCCACGCGAGCAAGAGAGGCAATCATACGCATCATGATTTGTTCAGCCGGCATCTCTAAACTGAATACTAACACGGGCTTATCACTTGCCATGGCGGCATTTTCACAAAGGTTCATCGCAAACGTAGTTTTACCCATGGAAGGACGTGCTGCAACAATGATGAGGTCAGAAGGTTGTAAACCGGCTGTTTTCTTATCTAAGTCAACGAAGCCTGTTGTGACCCCTGTCACACCGCTATGATTTTCAAGCTTACTTAAGGTATCAATTCGAGCAATAGTACTTTCCAACACGCTGATCACATTTTGTGGCCCTTCAGTTGAAGAACTGCGTTTTTCAGCAATAGCAAACACCTCTCTTTCAGCTTCATCCAACACCATTTTGATGTCTTTGCCTTTCGGAGAATAGCTGTTTTCTGCGATGCGATTTCCCACCGCAATAAGCTCACGCAAAATCGCTTTTTCACGCACGATTTCAGCATAAGCCAAAATATTAATGGCATTTGGGGTGTTATTAGAAAGATCAGCGAGATAAGCAAAACCGCCTACGGAATCGCTAATACCTTTCGCTTTAAGGGCTTGATCAAGGGTGATTAAATCAATCGGGGTTTGATTACGCATTAATTCTTCCATGGTTTGGAAGATTGCTTTATGTGCAAAAGTGTAAAAATCCTCAGCAATGACCCTTTCAGCGATACCATCCCAATGCTGATTACTCAACATAATACCGCCAAGAACGGCTTGTTCAGCTTCAGTGGAATGAGGCGGGATACTAACTTGTTCAGTTTTCTGATCGGAAGATTGGATTTGTCGTTGTGATGCCATAAGGATTTCAATTTAAACTAAAAAACTGTGCTTATGATACCGCAAATACGAGGTGGTTTTAAGAAAAAAGTGCGGTCAATATTTTCAATATTTTAGACATAAAAAAACGGTGGAAAAATCCACCGCTCTTTTTCATTCAGGAATGTTGATTATTCAACAGTTAAAGTACGACAAACGTTAGTTGTACCTTCTGATTCATCACCTTGTGTTAATAAAACAAGATCACCTGAAACTAAATAACCTTTTTCTTTTAATAGGTTAATCGCGGCTTTTGCACCTGCAGAGCTACGAGATTCACCATCAAAATGAACTGGTGTTACACCACGGTATAATGCGCAACGGTTTAATGTTTCTTGAACACGAGAAAGTGCAAAGATTGGTAAACCTGAGCTAATACGTGACATTAATAATGGTGTACGACCAGAGTGGCTTAATGTAATGATTGCTGCAATACCGCTTAAGTGGTTCGCTGCATACATCGCAGACATTGCTACAGATTCTTCAATATCTCTGAACTCACGATCTAAACGGTGATGAGAAACATTGATGCTAGGCATTTTTTCTGCACCTAAACATACGCGAGCCATTGTCGCTACAGTTTCAGCTGGATATTGACCTGCTGCAGTTTCTGCTGAAAGCATTACCGCATCAGTACCATCTAATACCGCATTTGCCACGTCCATTACTTCTGCACGAGTTGGCATTGGGTTACTGATCATTGACTCCATCATTTGAGTTGCAGTGATTACCGCACGGTTTAATTGACGTGAACGACGAATTAATTTTTTCTGTACGCCAACTAATTCAGGGTCACCGATTTCAACACCTAAGTCACCACGCGCAACCATGATGACATCAGAAGCAAGGATGATATCGTCCATTGATGCATCATCAACGACGGTTTCAGCACGTTCAACTTTAGCAACAATTTTCGCTTCTAAACCAGCTTGTTTTGCTAACTCACGTGCATAGTTTAAGTCTGCACTTGAACGTGGGAAAGATACCGCTAAGTAATCTACACCGATACGAGCTGCAGTGATGATATCTGCTTTATCTTTTTCAGTTAATGCATCTGCAGATAAGCCACCACCTAATTTGTTGATCCCTTTATTGTTTGATAATGGACCACCAACAGTCACTTCAGTAAATACTTTTGCACCTTCTGTAGAAAGTACTTTTAATTGAACACGACCGTCATCTAATAAAAGAATATCGCCAGGCACAACATCCTGTGGAAGTGTTTTATAGTCTAAACCAACGGCTTCTTGATTACCTTCACCTTTTGGTAATTCCGCATCAAGAATAAATTTATCACCAACATTTAAGAAAATTTTGCCGTCTTTAAAAGTAGAAACACGAATTTTAGGACCTTGTAAGTCACCTAAAATTGCCACGGTTTTACCTAATTTTTTCGCGATCGCACGAACACGCTCAGCACGCTCAATATGATCATCTGGTGTACCGTGAGAAAAGTTCATACGTACAACATTAGCGCCTGCTGCGATAATTTTTTCAAGATTGTTATCGCGGTCTGTTGCAGGCCCCATTGTACATACAATCTTCGTTCTTCTTAATTTTCTAGACATTATCTAAACTCCACAAATGGTTACAATTTACTTAAAGCTTTTTTAAATTTCGGCTCATCCGAGATAAAAACGTTGCGCATTATACGCTTAAACCTGTACAAAATCAAAATAACTACTGAGACTTTTTAAATCAGATTTTGGTTATTTTTTTAGCAGCTAAATTTAACTTAAAACAAATCCTCTTGTTTTCATCCTTAAAACTGTTTATCATCTGCCACATCTTTTACGCGACTATAGCTCAGTTGGTTAGAGCACCACCTTGACATGGTGGGGGTCACTGGTTCGAGTCCAGCTAGTTGCACCATCTAACCCTTTCATAACCCCGCGAAACTAATCGCGGGGTTTTGTTTTATCCAGGTTTCACAAGGGTTTATAGCACTTCCACCCCTCATATCTAATCGTCTTTAATTGTCTTTAACCGCACTTTTTAGTAACAAGTTTAGTAACAAGGTGATAAACTTCAAAAAATCTTGTTACTAAAACTAAGGAAAAATGATGCCTCGTGTTACTAAACCGCTCACAAATACCGAAGTAGATAAGGCGAAAACAAAGGATAAAGAATACAATCTAAGTGATGGTAACGGTCTTTTTTTACGTATTAAGCCTACTGGTGCTAAGGCTTGGATTTTTAATTATTATCACCCAGTAACAAATAAGCGCACATCTTTTACTATTGGAACTTATCCAGCTATAACACTTGCGCAAGCTCGTCAAAAACGCGAAGAATATCGCGCCCTACTCGCTCAAAGTATCGATCCGCAAGAATACATAAAAGAACAAGAACTTATCAAAAACGCTCAGAACGAAAATACTTTCTATAAAGTCGCTTTACTTTGGAAAGAAAAAAGAAGTAAAGAAATTGAGCCTATGACAATGGAAAAGAATTGGGCAAGATTAGAAAACTATCTATTCCCTACTCTTGGAAATTATCCTATTGATGAAATTACTTCCCCTTTACTGATTAAAACTGTTCGTCAATTAAATGAAAAAGGTTTCAATGATACGCTGCACCGTTTATTAAACCTCGCCAATCAGATTTTAAATTATGCGGTAACAATAGGATTGATTTCGTTTAATTCTTGCTTGAAAGCATCTGATGCTTACCATAAAGAGCCTCAAAAACATCACCCAGCAATCAAGCCGGAAGAACTACCGAAACTATTACAAGACTTCAAAAATTCAAGTAGAGATTATCTAACAAAGGTTTTATTCCGCTGGCAATTACTTTCTATGGTTCGTCCGGCTGAGGCTGTTTCTGTTGAATGGTCTGAAATTGATTTCGATAAGAAATTATGGACTATTCCAGCAATCAAAATGAAAAAAACAAGACAAGGGCAATTCCCTCACATTGTTCCGCTTTCATCTTTAATGCTTAAAATTTTAGAAGAATTGAAACCTATAACAGGTGGTGACAAATTCGTATTTTCTCACTACCACAAACCTAACCAATCAGCTAGTAAAGAACTAATAGCTAACGCATTAAGAAAGATAGGTTACAAAGGGATTCAAGATGCTCACGGATTGAGATCGATAGCTAGAACGTTTTTAGAAGATCAGCAAGTTGATTTCCGTATTGCTGAAAGTTGTCTTGCTCATAGCATTGGGAATAAAACAAGTCAGGCGTATAACCGTTACGATTATGTAGAACTCCGCCGCCCTGTGATGCAATTATGGAGTGATTTTGTGGAGCGATGCGAAAAAGAAAGCGTGTGAATGAGCGGCGTGTAAAAAATATTACAAAAATTGGTTCACCTGTTCACCCTGCCAATTTAACCTTTTATTTCATATAGTTACGGGTGAATAGGTGAACATTATTGTTCACCCTAATTGTTCACCTTTTAAGAGAAAAGCATAAAAAAAGGGGCTTTCGCCCCCTTTCCCTAGTTTATGAATTGAACTCGTTTTGGAACTCTTCATAGTTTTTGAAGTGAACATTGGAGCGATATCCAAATTTTCCTTTAACTTTGAAGAACTCAAATTTATTTTTATGCTGCGCAAATCCTTGCTTTAATGAATTTGAGAAGTTTCTCAATGTAAGAGTATTTGAAATTCCACTCGCAGCCGTAAATGCTAAGTATGCTGGATAAAGATGCGTTCTTGCCTTACCACCTAGATTAGCATTTCCTATATACAAACCGTCATTCTGTGCCGTAGTATAAAAGTAGCCGCAAAATTCGGTGATATGGTCAGATTCGCTTTTTATTTCTAAAGCCTCATCACTTGTTTGTTGCTCTTTTAAAGCGGCCTTAGCGGTTTCAGGCTGTTCAAAGGTATGTATTAGTTTGTAAATTATACCCCCTACTTCCCCCTCAATCTTATCCATGAAATTAGGATCTCGCTCGTTTTCAGGTACTACTTTGTCAAAGTGAAAGATCACCCTTCTTCGCTCAATCCCACCGCTACGCTCTGTAAATCTAGTCGCCTCATTATTAACAATTAAGACTACTGCTGGAATAACCGCTTTAAATTTACTGCGGTGTTTTGGGTCAATATTTACAGGATCACCACCTGTGATACTTTTCAATCCACCACCATCACCACCATAACGCGATTGTTCAGGGCAAATTAGCAAAGTCTTGCCTACAAAATTTTCTCGCCCGCGCGGTTCATCTAAATCTATTAATCGCCCGCTTTCTGTGTTCTGCTCACCAGCTAATAACGTGGCAATATTAGCAAAAACAGATTTACCACTACCGCCATCGCCTGTTACTTCAAAGAATAATTGCCAGTCGTTACGATTAGTTAAAACTGCGTATAAAGCCGCTAGAATAGCGTTCTTTTTGTTTTCTTTACCACCGCTTACGAACTCTAACCATTTATCAAAATATGGCGTATTTTGCGCTGAATTTAGATATTCATGCGGAATATAAGACATTAGCCAGTTTTCCCGATAATGGGGCAAGAACTCTAACGTAGTGCGGTTTAAAGTGCCGTTATTGAAAGCAATCAATTCTTGCGCCTGTGTTCCCATTTTTGGGGATTGGATTTTGATTGTATCAATGATGCTTTCTATTGAGCGCGCACTATAATTGAAGTCCTGTTCATCAAAGAAAGCTACTGCATTATCTAAGAACTCAAATTTATCTACTAACTGCCAGCTTATGCCGTCATAGCGATATAATTCTCGGTCTTTTGGGTTTAATGCTAAATCCATATTTAGCCACTTCGTCAAGGCTCGCGCTTTCTTATTTACTCCGTCATTTTCTTTCAGCTTTTCGGGCGGAGCTAATTGCGTTGCTAAATCAGCGGTCTTTTTATCGGTTCGCAAGCGTTGAATGTAAGAGCTTAAATCCTCTTTCACTTGCGCGGCCGCATCAATGAGTTTCACCTCTCTAGCCGAAGTGTTTTTTGCTAAATTCTGACAAATTGCGGTGATTTCCTCCTGTTTTAATTCGCCATATTGAGCAATCTTCACTAACTGCTGATCTTCTTTAGCTATACGCGTTGAAGAAATTTTGCTTAATTGATCCTTGCCTAGAATAACTGGTTTCTGATTACTTTCTAGACCATCCACCAACAAACATAATAAGAGCCATTCTTCACCTTTTCCGTCATCCCATGCTTTCCATGCTTTAGAGCCAGCTAGCACAAATAAATCGGAATAAGGTTCATGCGGTTGATCCGCAAGGTGCGGAGCATTAATTAATCGAGCCATTATTCACCCCTTTAATCACTCCGTTTTCAATATCACTGATGCGCATTAACACAATATTTTGAAAATATGAGAGCGTTTCAACTAATGAATTAACCAGGCTAATTTTTAATAATCTATCAACAATTTGGTCGTTTGTTAGTTCTGATACTATTTTCTCTGGATTTAAAGAGGGTGGAACTGGAGCTAATTGTAATAAATGCTTATTTGCCGCTAATAATTCATCGTGAAGAGTTTTTAACTCCTCAATATTGTCAGCAGGATAATCAAATAACTGCTCTGCTAATACTTCTATCGCACTAGTCATATAAGGGAAAGATGAGTTAAATGCTTCACCTTCATCTTTTTTCATATTCTGATAACTAATTGCGATCGCTTTTAACTCAATAGGAGTTAGTTTTGAATAATCTAGTTTTTGATTCATATCCATCTTATTTGCCCTCGCTAACGATTAATTTTTGTTTTTCAATATTTTCAACTTGTAACTGCTCAATCTGCTCTATCACTTCAACAAACTTATGGATTAAGTAGTTATTTGCTTGATTAAATCCCTTTAGCGCTCCGTACTTATCTTTAATTTCCACGCCTTGCGACTTAGCCATTTCATTAAGTAACTTTGAGCCAGCTTTTAACTTCCCTACTAAATCAGCTAGTTCATTACGGAATTTCACTTTGTGATGAAACTCGTCTGGATAAACTTCAAGGCATTTCCGGTTGCTGTCATGAATTAGCTTAAATTGGCGAGAAATCTGAGTATATTCAAACACTAACGGGTTGAATGATAGTTTGCCTTGGTATTTGGCTTTAGGTGCGCTGTGCTCGTTTCCTTGCGTATTTTCTACAGAATGTAAATTTGCATTCTGGTTTTTCTCAAATTTGAGTTTAACCGCACTTTTAACCGGCTCAATTTTGAGCTTGTTACCTTTAACCAAACCAATTTTGGTTTGGTTCATTTCATTCACAAACTGATTTATTTTTCCTTGCTTATTGTTTTTCTTCCATTGCTCAAGCTGTGCTATTGGGTTAGTTGGTTTCATCTTCGCCCTCCGTTAAAACTGTGATAGTTTCTAAACGTCTTCCAGTAATATCTTTTTCGCCAATCTCAGCTTTTAGTCTGATTTTGGCTTGTAGTACGTCTCTAAGTGAACAATATTGACCCGCAGTGAATTGATCGCCGTTGTCATAGGTAAAAACAAGGGTGTAAGGGAATTTCGTGTTACTCATCATTTCGCCCCCTTATTTCCACCGTTAAGGTGATAGGTGGCTTCTGTTGATACATTGCGCAATGTGTTTAGAAAATATGCGTTGGCTTGAATTAATGCTCCGATATGTTTTACATTGTCATTGCTCATCGCTTGATTATCAAAATCCTGCTTAGAATCAGCAAAATGCCCTAAACGGCTTATCATATCGCCCAATTCCATTAAGCCATATTCGATAGATTCACAAAGACATTCGCTTTCTGTGCGAATTTTCTCTAAGGTCTGCTCACTTACATCGTTACTATTAACAACATCTTGAAGAGCTATTTGAATAGCATCATAACTAAGCATGGACCACCTCCGCGAAAGAGATTGAAGGGAAAGTATTTGCCGATAAAGTGCGGTCTGATTGAAGATTGATTCTTCCAGCAAGCACTAAGACGAACTCACGGGCAAGCTTAGCGCGTGCGTTGCGTTCGCTATCAGCGGTAATACGGATTTTTTGAAGGTGATTTGATAAATCAGTACGGCGAATAGCCGCGAAGATGAATTGATACATTTGCGTAAGTTCCAGTAGTAAATTTTCAGGAACTACCGCTAGACTTTCCACGGTCGGGCGGTAGAACGTAACAAGGTGGAAAACTGTTTCTACTGGAAAACAGCCCGTCAAAGACGGCTCATTACGCTCTACCATTGAGAGAATGCTCGGATTTAGATTGAAAACAAAATCCGCATATTCTTTTGGTGTGCGAATGTCACGAACAAAAAAAGCACGGTTTAATGGCGTGCTATCGTTCGCCAGTAGTAAATAATTCAGCTTTCCACGGCTGGCAATCACTTTTTCTGATTGCAGGAAAATAATGCCAAATTTCACCGCACTTTGTAAAGTGTTTAAGTTGTAAAAATTTTCATTATTGATATAATATTTATGAATTAAGTTCATTTTAATTTCCTGTTTGAATTTAATTGCTTGTTTAAATACGTTTCTAAATTGTTACGCCATAGTTCTTTTTTCCTTGCTATGGCGTTTTTCTTTTCTATTAACCAATGATTAAGCACGTGCAGCCTTCTGTTCTTCAATCCATTGATTCACTTCTTCTAAATCCCAACGGACAAAGTTTTGTGAAAAGCGGATTGGTTGAGGGAATTTCTTGGCTTTTACAAGCTCGTTGAGTTTGGTGCGACCAAAGCCAACAATATTGCAGGCGATTTCACCAGAGATTAGTTTTTGTTGTGGGTTTAAATTTAGATTCATAAGAAAATACCTATCGTTTGTTTAACACTGTGGAATATCGTCATATTCCGTTGAGTTGTTCGAACGATAGGTATTAGAAAGGATTTAGGTGGGGTTATAGCAATAGGGTGATAGTTAAATTTTGCTATCACCATTTACTATGATGGTTATAAAATCAATTATTTACGATTGATAGGACAGGCAATAATTTCTATTGCTTCGGCTTGCTTTTTAGAAAGAACGTATTTTTCCTTGATTTCTCGCGCGGTAGACTCTGCCTTTGGTGCGTTGTTTAAATTCGGATCATAGTTTGCCCAATAGGCTTTTCTAGCTTGAATTGCTAATGCTAAGCGGTCGTTTTCCATGAACTTGTTTAAATGTATTGGATAATTATCTGTATCAAGAGCCTTATTAAGCTCTTCTATCTTTTTATTTTTTATTTGTAACTGATTCCTTAAATCTTTTATTTGATTTTCGTAATTAGCTATATTATTAGTTTCAATATTTTGTTCTAAATCTAGAAATTTATCTAAATCCTTTTTCAAAATCTCAATGGAATCTAAATCCACTTCAATATTCGGAAGGTTTATATATAAACCATTATTTTCACTTGTTAGTTTAAATTTTATTTCAAGATCATTATTAGATGCACTAGTAAACTCATAGTTAGAATATATAAATATTTTTCTATTTTTTATTATATCCTTTTCTTTGCTGGAATAATTATATGGCTCGATATAAAACCATCCAGAAAAATCAACATTTGGATAGATGAATTTATTTATTTTTTTTGTTCTTTTTGAATTGGCAATATCAAATGAGATATTTATAGAGGGATATTTGGACATTACCCTATTTTCTATTGGTGAAGATGAACAAAAATAAATACAATCTCCATTAATATTTTTATAAACACATAAGCCTTTACTTTTTCTAGAGTTTTTTGCTTTGTATTTAACTATCAAACTATCATCAGCAATAAAGAAAATAGGCTTTAAAAAATAATCTGTATCACCTATAGAAGATAAAAATAATCGCCCATTAAGAGAACTGCAAGCAATCTTGATTACAGTTTTAATCTGGCCATCCTTTATGAAATATAACAAATCATCTAAATTAATTTTTTCATCAATTCTATAGTTAATGTAGTCCAATGCTTTCTCTAAAGGAAAGCTAAATCTTTTATGGCTTAATGAAATTCTAATTGTCATAAACGCCCCTTTCGCATTTATCCTTATTGATAGGAGCGCATCAACAAGATAAGGTTTCTTGCTTTCGGGGATCAGCCTAGATGCACTTTATTTGGTTATTCAGCTAATGTAATAGATTCTATTTCCCATCGATTTCCTTTATATCTTTTTTGTATAAATATCATAGATTTAGTTCTAGCATCTCTTTCATCTAATGCATCTATGGATATAATGTCGCTATCAATTTCATTCCCATTATTGTCTATTACAAAAAAACTTAGTAGATATTCCTTCTTTTCCATATTATTCCCTGTTTTTTATATTTATAGTGATATTGCCTAATCGAGTTTCTTTTCCGTCATTTCCAATATGCGTTATTGTTCCGGTAATGAACGGCTTATTTTCCTCTTGTTTTTGTAAAATCCGTTGGATGATAGGGCGTTGTAATTCCTGTTCTGCCCAGCTGGATAATATTTCGTCTTGTTCTAGCGGTTTTGGTTTCTCTTTTATCTTGTATATTAGATAACAAAAGAAGGTGATCGCACCTATTAGAAAAGCCAGTAAAGGCCATTTTAATATTGGCCAAAAGATGAAAACCAACAAGCCAACAAAAAGCAATATGGCTAAAAATAACAAAAAATCTAAAGCAGAAAATACAAATGAACCAAATGCGGATAAAACGGATTTAATCATACTTTTCCCTCGTTTCTCTGTTTATTTCTTGTTCTATTTTATCAGAGTTTAGATGCGTTAAGCTACGGCTATTTTTTGTTCATCAGAAAAGTTTTATAATAGTCTCGCTTTGAATTTAGAAATATTTTCAAAGTCTTCTAAATGTGAGCGGCTTACTTTTTCGGAAGTTTGCCGCAAACTTTAAGGAGCTGCGATCTACAAGTGCCTAATCGCGTCCTGCATGTAAGTTTTTAGACAAAATAGCCCAACATTGTGAAATGTCGGGCTTTTCTATTATTTGAACGCTTTTTTTAATTCTTCTTCTGCAACTTCTTTTGCGATTCTTAGAGCCTGTGCCTCACCAGATTTAAAGCCTTTTTCCATATAATGGCGACCTTTCATTTTTACTGTGCCATATTCAACCATCCACCAGTAAAACGGATCTGATTTATCTTTTGTATTTTCCCCAATTTTTGCCATTCTACGGCCGTTTGTTCGCATAACTCGAATTGCAGTGATACCACTTAAGCCATCTTTAGCTACTCTTGTTTTATGTCGAACGTTGTTTTTAATTGTTCCTTTTTGTCGGAAATTAGTGCTACTCTTCAATGTTGGAACATTCGGCTTGATTGTTTTTTCAATCGATTTGGCCGCGCTATTTAGTCCTTTTCTAATTGCTTTTGCCGCGACTTTGTTTATATCCTTATTTAGTTTTTTTAAGTTTTGCTCAAGTTCTTTTAAGCCTTTTATTTGAACTGCCATAGTTTCCCTCTGTAGTTATAAATCAATACCATTAAATTGTTCTAGTGCGTGTTTGTGTTCATCTGAAAGCTCGAAAATCAAATCACCATATTCAAGTTGATAAGTACCGAATGACATTAGAAAGGCTACGGCTGGGTCGATTTTGTTTGCAGCTTTCTTCTTGTTTGGTTTAATGTTGGCGTTGGCATCGGTTTCCATCACCACGTTGGATAATGCCCACGAAAGCACCGGATCGCCGTTATGTTCTATCACTTGGCGATTTATCAACACTTCCGCACTTTTAGCCACCGGGCTAAATCGTTGATAGGTTTGCGGGAAAGGTTCTACCTCTAAGCCTGCCGCCTGTAATTGCGTTCTTAAATGCGTGGCGTTCCAAACATCAAAGCCGATCATTTTGATATTGAAGTTTTCCGCATCTTTGAGAATATCATCTCTGATTTTGTCGTAGTCGATACAATCGCCCTCGGTTGCAATCAGCCAACCACTACGCACCCAGTTTCGATACATGGCCCGATTTTTGTTGGCCACGTTTTCGAGTTGAAATTCGGGAATATAATGCCGCGTAAATAACCGCACTTTGTTTCCATGCGGGAAGGTATAGCAAAGGCTGGTTAAGTCGTTGGTACTGGATAAATCCAAGCCTAAATAACAGTCTTCATGTAGCAAATCATTTTCCGTGTAATTTTGTGCGCATTGCGCCCAGTTTCCATCACCTAGCCACGGCGTAGAGCCTTGACACCATACATTAAAGCGCTTAGTTAGCATTTCTACCCATTCGGACGGAATCCCCCTAGCCTTCTTGATTGTGTTCTCAAAATCAAGGTAAGGAATGGATTTACCTATATTCGGATTTGCTTTTATCCAGTTCTCCTGGTTGTCGATTTCGTTTTCTTCATCTAACTCAAAAATCAACACAAATAAGCTGTCATTCTGCTCATTCCCTTCAAGGATTTGAGCGCAATAATCATAATGCTGTTTACAGGCTGAAATAACGTTACTTCCGGCTGTTGTAATAGCAAAGAGTAAACCTTCAGGGCGTGCGCCTTGCCCTAGCTCTAACGCGCTATATACGCTGTTGTCTGCGTGTAGGTGATATTCATCAACAATCGCTAAACTAGGGTTTGTTCCCTCAATGGTTGAGGATTTAGCGGCAAGCGGTCGCATAATGCTATTGTTCTTCGGATTAATTAGCTTGTGTTGTTGAATATTAAGGCGCTTTTTCAATGGAGCTGAAAGTAAGCACATTTGACGAGCATCATCAAAAACAATCCTAGCTTGATCTCGGCTAACGGCTGCGGTGTATATATCCTGTTGTCCGCCTTCCATCACTAGAAACCAATTAGCTAAAATGGCTGCTATCGTTGATTTTGCGTTCTTTCTTGCTACTTGAACGTAAGCGGAGCGATATTTTCTTAATCCTGTGTCTTTACGCTTAAAGCCTAGAATATTGGCAAAGAGAAAGACTTGCCAATCTGAAAGGATAATAGGCTGTCCGCGTAAGTGTCCTTTAACGTGCGGGCATAGTTTCGAGAAAGCTAAAAACTTATCAACCGCGCTTTTATCAAAGAAATAATCGGGATTGTTTAAATCGTTAAAATAACGCTCTACGGCTTGTTTTATCTTTTTACAAGCCACTAACTCACCCGATTTGATTTTCTCTGCGTATGCGTGCCATATTTCCATATTTCGCCTACATAGTTAGGATTTCATTTAATGCATCGACTTCATCTACTTCAATAGGATTTTTTCTGCGGCTTACAGGGTCGAAACCTAGTAAAGCTGACATCTTAATCATCACCTTTTCGGCATCTGCTTTCGCTGACAAGGCTGGATTTCTTGATTGAGTGCCTTGACTATTAATGATAATGAACCCATTTTTCGCTAAATCTGCTACGGAATGACGCCAAATTGCGTAGTTTTCGCAATAAATTTCAAGGTTTGTTAAATCTTCCGACTTAATATCGCCACGCTCTGAAAGTTGTTTAATACGCGCTTTCCATTGGCTTTTAGCAATATCATCCAAGAAATCAGGTGTCTTATAACTTTTTCGTTTGCTCATTCACTTTCCTTATTTTCAAAAAAATTGTCGTGCGTAAAAATTTGAGGGGGCGGGCGGTTCTTTAGGCTTGCCACTTTCTTTCAAAAACTCCCCCCACCTGTTCAAATTGTCTTTTGTTCAAAATTTATACCAATCCAAATTTGGATTGGTTAGCTCAACTGTTACCATATGACCACAAATCAACTGTGGATATATCACCATCATTCAGTTGTTACCATATGACTACAACTCAACTGTGTACATATGGACATGCTTTAATTGTTTCGATATCAAAACGGTTTACTTCTTCGCACCAAATCCGCGTTGGTCTATTACTCGTGTTTTATAGCTATGGCAATCTCTGCAAAGTGCTTGGTGATTAGATTCAACCCAAAATAGCGGGTCTGCTTGTCCATTCTCTACAGGCTTAATATGGTCTATCACTGTAGCGGGCGTGTAGATACCTTTCTCTAAGCACATCACGCAAAGAGGGTGATGCTTTAAGTATTGCTCGCGGTATTTGCTCCACTTATGATCGTAACCTCGTGCGCGACTGTTTGGGCGGTTATCCTTTGGCTTATGCTCTTCACATCTGCCCGACTTCACTTTGTTTCTACACCCAGGATAACTACAACGTCTTAATGGTTGATAAGGCATAGCTACACCCTTAGTAAGCGCAAGGCTCTCTATAGACTTCCCATAGTGCGGAAATCGTCATGGGTGCTTGTTTAAGATTGGCTAAATCTGTTATCGCCTCACGGTTTGTGTAGAGATAGGCAATATACATTAAGCAGCCGACTTTAATTGATGGCGTAAACGGAACGGTATTTTCTGTTTCCTCATCACCAAAGGTTTTGCCAATATGCTTTTGGCATACTTCCAATGTAGCGACCTTATAGGTTTCGAGTAACGTATCATCTAAATCATGATCGAGATTTAAATGCGCTTTGATGTCATCTAGGGTTAAATTAATATTCGCCATAAGCCTCGCCCTCTTTACACATTAACTGCAATTCTCGGTGTGATTCCATACTGTCTATCACCGAATAAATATCAAATAGTCGTTTACCGTATTTAATTCGCATTTTGTTTGTAATGCCCTCAATGTAGCGAATGCGAATGCGGATGATGTTTTCACCCATTTGAAACGGGCCACTAAAATACTCTCGCCCTTGCAATGGCTCTACACTGGCGCGTACGGTTGCGATATGTTTCCAAAATGCTTTATGTTCACCGTGTAGATTGGTTTCTCGCTCTCGGGGATAGTTTCTAGCCTCAATGGTGATGACCTTGTTATATTTCCCCGCTTTAAGCATCATTGCCATTGCTTGCCCCCTGTTCTTGTTCATCACCGCGTTTAACTTCTACGGTTTGTTTCCAAGCCTGGCTAAATTCATCTCCACCATCATAAGGCGGTAAACCTTCACGGCGGCGAACTTCATTCGGAGACATTACACCCGCTTTGATTGCTACATCATAACTACTGAAACGTTCGCTTTGACTGGTGCGGAGTAAGTCGCTTGTGTCAAACTCGATTAAGTGCCGTTTCTTGCTGTTGCTGCCTAAATCAATCATCAAGGCATCTTTGAGTTGTTGCTCAAAGTTAGTAAGCCAAGGGCGCAAGGTTTGAGAAAGAAATGCACGGCTCGCCTCACTAAAGTTTGAATAACTGCTATTGGAATAGTCTTGAAGGAAAATCGGGCTAATATTGTAGATTCGGGCAATATCGGAAATGGTAAACGTGCGACTGGCTAACCATTCTGCATCTTGGTTTGTCATGCCTAATTGTTTATATTCCATTGAGCCTTCAAGAATAGGGGTTTTACCTGCATTCTTTGCCCCCTTGTAACGCTCAAGAGCTTTGACGGCTTTCTGTGCTTTTGCATCATCTAACCATTCTGCCGTTGAAATAAGTCCGCTTGCCATCAATCCGTTTTTCATAATGGCTGCGCCATGGCGTTGTTGGGCTAAACCTAATCCTACCGTTTCACGGCAAATTGTTATCGGAGAACGCCCCATAAATCCATCAATAGAACTATGGCGTAAATGTAAAATCTCATCTTGAAGATAGTTTTTTGTTACCCCGTTTAAGTCTGTGATTTGATAAATATATTCACCCGTTACTTTACGGAAGATATTTACCGCACTGGGTTGATAAGGAGTAAGGCTTATTGGTTCGCCTTTGTTATTCCACTCAATCACGGCATAAGCGTTACCATTTAGCAAACAATGACGCATCATCGTATTTTTGAATTGATACGGTGTTTGGCTGCGGTTTGGCATTTCATTAAGAAGATATTCAACAGGATGACGATAGATTCTTTCTCGGCCATCTTCTTTTAGTGCGTATAGATAACAAGGCATTGATGCCACCGCCTCTGAAATGACGGTAACGGCATTCATTACTGCGGGTAACGATTCTGCAGTTTGTGGACTGACAAATTCGCCTGCGCCTGTATTGTTTACGCCCATGTAAGATAAAAGCTCTTCTATTGTGGTTGGCTCGCTACGTTGCTCTTTTCGTCTAAAAGGATTCCACATATTAAGCCCCCATCACATCAAGCCACTGTTTCAAAAGTGCGGTAGAATGTTCTTGTGTTTTTTCTTTTGCCGCGACCATCGAACGCTTAGCAATTTCTACACTACTTTCAGGATAGGCGGGAATGCTTGTTACGGTAACTTCAAAGAGTTCGGCTTTTTGTACAGTTCGTTGGCAAGGCTCTACATCAAAATTCCATTCTTCTTGACTGGCTCTAAATCCAAAGGACATGCCTGTAATATCACCACGCGAGACGCTCACCAATAAATCTTTCCCAATGGTTGTATTGGGCGGGGTGAGTTCAAAGCGCAAGCCGATTGAATCTTCTTCTAGCTTTAATGTTCCCGCACTGGTGCGACCGAGTAACTTGGTGTAGTCGTGTTCAAAGAGTGCACGAACATCTTCGCCACTGGCTAAACTTTCACTGAATGCTTTAGGCGCAAAGGATTCTACAAAATCACAGTAAAGCACTCGTGAAGGGCTGTTCCATTTGACCGCATAACCAACGAGCTTTTGATTCTCTTCATCGGTCGCAATGGTTGCAGAGCGGATTTCAAATTCTTTCTTCATTTTTCACCTATTAAGCAAAAAAGGGGCTTTCGCCCCTCTATGATTTATGCCGTTGTCTCAATCACTTTAATTGCGTTGGAATCTACCACGCCACCACCCAAATATTTATCGGTGTGGACTTTATAGAAGCCTGGCTCGGTTAAGTTGTCTGGTCGGGTTCGCACGCCTGTTTCATGATCGACAATGAAGTAACCACGTTTGAAATCACCAAAAGCGATAACGGCTTGATTTGCACCACCTGTCGGCATTGTCTCTAAGAAGTAAACTGGACGGCCTAATAATGTAGCGGGGGCATCGGTTGTTAAACCATCGCGCCAAATGTAATCGCCATTCTTGTTTTTGAGTTTTTGTAATGCTGCTGCAATGGTTGATGACATCACCCATACGGCATTTTTGCGGTATTTACTGTGAAGGGTATAGAACGCATCGATTAAAGTGTCTGCCTCAATGTTTGCCGCACCCGCCACTTCGATTTTTTGAAGTTTGCCGAATGGGCGCACTTTATCGTTTTCAGTTGTGCGTTCGTAGGTCAATAAACCTTTTGATTTTTTGTTACCATCACCAGAGGTTAAATCCACTTCTTCTGTTTCAGTGAAGGTTTCAGAAATTTCATCAGTGAGCCAACCTAAAACATCAATGCTTGAGAAGTCCAAAATCTCTTGAGTGGTTTTTGGATAAGCATAGATTGAATTTAAAGCAATGGTTACTTCATGCAGTTTTGGCGTTGCTGTGCCGTTGCGTGCTGTGCCTTCTGTGCCATGTTCAACGGTTGCACCACCAGCAGATACTAATTTTTTGTATTCTTTCGCACCGATAGGCAAGCGAACGACATTACAAAGCTGGCGCATGACGCTATCATCTGTTAAGCGTTTCATGACCTCTTTGTCTAATTGAGGAATGACAGAATAGCCGCCATCTTCACCGTTAGCTGTCGTTAAATTGCGAAGTTCACCAGTTTTAATATAATGGCGCAATTCATCATTTGAAAATTGTTTCGTGCTACGGGTTTCTAATGGGGTAGATTGCGCACCAAGATTACGTTCTTCATCTGCTACGGTTTCGTATTTACTGATTTCATCACTCAATTGTTTCACTAAATCTTTCAATTTATCAAAATCTACTGATTCAGTTTCATCCAATGAACGATTTTCTTTTTCTGCTTTATCAAGCATTGCACGCATTTCTGCGACTTTTTCTGCCTTTTGTTGGCGTAACTCGATTAATTTTTTAAGCATAATTAGTCCTTATTCATCATAGTTGATAGCAAACTGAAGAACTGATGAAATCCATGCAGCTTGTTCTTCATCATAGTTATAGTCATAACTCTTTAATGAAATATTAAGAACAGATTTTAATTCGCTGTTATAAATAGTATTTCGAATTAACTCTGCAATATTATCTAATTCATCTTCGCCAGAGTGAGGTTTTAAATAAATAGCAATATTGAGTGTTGCATTTAATTCACTATCACAAAGGCAAGTTTGATCTAAACTAATATCTTCTAAATAAACGGAAATAGCAGGACATTGTTCAGAAGGATTTAACCCAAGGATGCGGCCGCTATAAAAACGTTTAACTTGGCTTGAAAGAGCAGGTTTTAATCTTTCAATTACTTCATCTCTAATTTTTTCATGTATAAGCATTTTTTACCCTTATTTGTTCTTAATTAAGAGGGCTTATAAAAAGCCCATAGAACAATATATATACAAAAAATATAAAGTAAACACCTTAAATTTCAATAGTTTAGATACGTTTAGATACGGTAAGTTAAAGTTATTTAATTGCTTGTTTTTTGAACAGCTAAGGATTAAATATTCTGTATTGAGATATCTTTTTTTGTTTAGTGAACAAAGGTGAACAGTAGTGAACAGTAGTGAATAGTTGGTGAATAGTAGAAATGAATATAACTATATAATAAATAAAGAGTTTTAAGGATTAGTGAACAAGGTGAACAGTTTTTCTATAAAATTTTTAACACGCGGCTTATTAGTGGTATTATGGCATCAGAAACTATCGTAAATTTGTAGTGAATTTGAGTTTTAGTAACAAGCTTAGTAACAAGATTTTAGCATTTTAAAAATAAACATTTAAAATCAATATAATACAAGCCAATTCGGGTTCAGCTAGTCTATCAAAGCTAGTAAATTTCTACTGGCTTTTTTCTTTTTCTAAAATAAACTTTAAACTCAATAAGTTAAATACTTAAATCAAGTAAATTAATCAATTCTTTGAAACTGAAATATTGCCAACTTCTAGCGATTTTTGTATATTTTTAGTCATAAGTTACGCCCAAATTACGCCAAATTTTAAGCAATTACACCAAGAAAAATACCCAAACGAAATATTAGAACTACAGGACATTTCAGTACTTGGTAAAGCTGTTGGGCATTCTGTCTTGTTATAGAAGCTAACATTGGCTATTGTTAACCTTTAATGCTTCAATAAAGCAAATGAGATTCTTAAATAAATGGATAACATAGTTTTTATCAAAGAAAGAATGGAGATGGGGATTACTCACCCTTTTATCTGCCAAACAGAAAATAACGAGTGGTATATTGTTAAAACTCTTAACATGATGCCTATTTCACAATTATTAGCCGAGGTTATAGGTTCTAAGCTCGTAGCTGAAATAGGTTTACCTTGCCCACCAGTGAAATTTATTTACATCCCACTACAAGCAACTTTGTACGTTAAACCTGATTGGAAGGATGATTTATTGATAGGACCGGCCTTTGGATCTAATTATATTTCATATGCTAAAGTTGCCAAAACTGCACAAGCAAAAAATACTGTCTATTTATCCGAACAGGAGCAAAAATGGCTTTACATGTTTGATCGATGGATTTTGAATTCTGATAGGACAGCATCACTGATTGGAACTGGAAATATTAATTTGCTTTTTGATGAAGAGCAAAAAAAAATTTTAGTGATAGATCATAATCTTGCGTTTGATGAAAATGCTGATTTTTCAGAACACATTTTTGCGCCACCGAACAGAACATGGCGACTTGACTGGGTTGACAAGCAAACCTTTACAGAAAAAGCTATTGACATACTCAGAAATTTTGACGATATTTATAAATCCATCCCTGACGATTGGTTCGCTAGAGATGAACAATTTCAAGAAATTGAAACACAAATAAATCGAATTAGATCAATTTTAAATCGAATCACTGAAGATTGCTACTGGGACAACATAGAATGA